GATTGCACGTATGTCAATCGTCAAGTTACATGCGCAAGATTTGGGGGGTGGGGTGGGGTCAAAGCACCATATCTAGTATGTTTTTGAATAGAGACCCTGAATTTACAGGTGAAAGCAGCTGATGCCAGGCAGCTCGGATCCGAAGTTCCAGTTAAGTTCTTTTAAAGTCCAAGTAAAGTTGTTTTAAAGGGTAAATTGCCCATTGGCGCATCTTATTGCGCCAATGGGATATTGGTTAATTGTCAGTACGATTATCTGATATTGTTCTATCTAATCCAAATTTTGTGAACAATTCACTAGATAACGATTGACCAAAGTTTTTGATTTTCTCATCTTGCAAGTTATCCAATATGAATTCAAATATACTCATATCTAAATGACCCGCTACCAACTTCCAATCAATTTTTGGTTTTGCGACTTGTTTATATTTGTGCAAAAAAGTTTTGAGTTCTTGTATTTTAACATCACTACTTTTCTCACTTTCAACTATTTGATTAAGTATTGTAATCTCATTACTCATGATTGCAAGTCCTTAATCTCACTAGACCATGTTGTTCTAGTGTTTAAAGTTGAGTATTTCTCGAACAAGTCCATGTGTTGCTTTTTAAAGTTCTCAACACTAAAAGAATTGTAAGTCGAAACATTACGTTTTAAAACGTACATCAACTTTTTAGACTTAAAACTAATCTCATCAGTTTTAAGTAGTTCGAACAATTCAACATTGCTAGGTTTTAAAATCCTATTCCATGTTGATGTTAGTTCTTTTTGTTCTTGCTTTAACTCGCAAGAATTAATTATCAACTTTTTATTCTTTGGCGAAAGTTGAAACGCTTTTTTTAGTTGTGCCATTTTACCTCTCTTTGTTTTGTAGTTTTTAACACACGATTAAATTACCAAATCCCATGACCATATCAAGAAAAAAATAAATTATTTTTTAGCTGTTAATTATAATCATTCTAAAGTGTAGTTTATAATTATTCTAAAGTAGTAAAACTCAAACCGAAGGCTAGGTCCCCGAAGGAGATCCGTGCTGGGCATCCCTCCAAGAGCTTCGGTTGGGAAATGGGACACGGGGTTTGCAGTGGGAGTGGGAGTGGCAAAGGTAGTGGTGGTGGAGGAAGTTACCTGGCTGGGATCGCAGGTGTATCCAAAAGCTTTATCTTTTTGACCTTGTCGTAGGGAACGGGAATGGGAGACCGGTTCGCTGCTGCGCGGCCAGCAGGGTCATAGTAAAAGTAACAACAGGATGGTGAGCGTTAGCCAACGGAAGCGGGACATGAACGCTAGACACACCAATCCTGTAATTACGTAACCCACTAAGGCTTCACCTCTTCGCCGACCACCGACTCTTCCCATGTATTGCCGTTTGCAATGCACTTGCTGCCTGGAGCCCCAGTCAATGCATACAGCTTCCCAGCTTCAGGTTTGTTTTCCTTTTTAGGTGGGAGTTCATCCTCCGCCTCTTCGATGGTATAGTATGGTCCTCCGTACAATTGCTTCTTAATCCAGCTGCTAACCTTCATGTCAGCATCATGCTCATCTGCTGCCTCGATACCTTTATCAAAATGGGATTCAATATGTTCGGCTTCCTCCCTTGGTGAATCTACATCAACTATTACTTTAAACTTTGGCATGTTACACTTCCCTCGTGATTCCGTCAGGGTCAGTATGAAACACTACCTTGTCCCCCAACTTTTTTTTCTCCAACAATGTTGGAATATTATTTAATTTACCGACACCTGACTTCTGCGTACCTTCGGTAATTTGCACCCACATCTTTTCCACTAAATCTTCTTCCTTAAACCACACGTAAACGAAATTGGAAAAGGGAAGTTCTTTCTCTTGAGATTTAATTTTAAAGTATGTTTCTTTGCCATGCTCTTTGCATGTGAACACAATGTTCTTGTCGTCTTCTTTTTTTGTCATCGTACTGCTCCTTTTGTTATCCCATGAATATAAGATTATTATCCAGAATGTCAAACAAAAAATTTTTAAAAGCAGGAACTTCTCTGGCGATCCCAGCTGGGTCTGCAGGCAGCTAATGTAGAATATCTAACGAGGAATTTTTAATGGGAGATGGGAAGTGGGAAACCAATGGGGTTAAGGTTAACCATCCAACCCCAAGGTTAGGCTTTGACGCCTTCGAATCCCGAACAACTCTCGCTGTTCTCGAGAACACGGTAGCCCAACGGAAGCAAAAAACAGGAGCTTATCGTTTAATGAATGTCGAGCTACCAAGACCTTTCTATATATCATCATGGGATAAATGTCAAACATTTTCTTTACCTGCTTTTCAGAAGCAGCTGTGCCCAGCAGCCAGCTGGGACGCCAGTCTTTTAAAAAGGCACGGAAACCCTCACTTTTCGGTAACGGGAAGTGGGAGTTCGCTGCTGGTGTCTGGATCCAGAGAACCTGATGGTTCAAAAACATCAACAAAGACGGGCTTTTCTTCAACGGGAGTTGGGAGATGCTGCCTGGCCAGGGGACTCCCGCTGCTGAAGGATGGCCAGCAAGATTTCTTTATGAGCGTTGGGAGTTGGGAAATGGCAAATGGGAGATGGCACATCGACTAGTAACGATGGACCATCGTAAAGTTTGAGGGCTCTCTCCGAGAGGGCCTTTTGCAGCACAAATACTAATCCACCTGCTTTGTATCTATTTAAAATCCAAGCTTTTTGATATTTAGTTATAGCAAGTCGCTTACCTAAACTTACCTTTAACTCAAGCCAAAACTCTACACCATTTATACAACAATTAACGTCTGGAATTCCTAGTCCTACGCTTGTTTCTATTCTTTGAAAATGCACGTTTGGCCACGCTTTTTTTAATTCCTGATAAAACTTTGACTCCTGCTTTTTCATTCAAATTTATATTCTTTTGTAGGTAGGGTAAGAACCACTTATTGTCTCTAATAACTTGAGACAATTGATTAGCAATTGCATTGACTGTAAGCTCCTCATCTTTTGTTGATGATAAACAATTACCATCTGAATTCAAGCCTGAATTATCAACGACAGCATGCACAAGCTCATGTAGAAATGAGTTCGCTAACGACCTTTCTGATTGATTTTTATCCAACAAAATCTTTTGTGAAACAGGATCATACTCACCAAACACATGTTGATTCTTGTCTGGTATTTCTTTTACCAAATCTATTTTGATATCGGTATATCCTACTTTAATCTTCTTTTTTAGAGACATTCACAGTCACCTTCCCTACGTTTGTTGTAAGATGAGCATTGTGCTTTTCATGAAAGCATTTCCAAAACTCAGCTTCAGTCTTCCAATTTTTCTTCGGCTTCTGTGCTTTCGAGCTGTATTGTTTTGGCGTTCGGGATCTCATCTTTCAGTTCATTGATTTGTTTTATTAATTCATCTTTAGACATTGCAGACAAATCCTGCACTTTGATTTCTTTTTTATCCACATACAATCCAACTGATTGTCCTAAACGAAATTCTGAATTTATAGCTGCAGCTAACTGCCCCTTGTCTTCTGCAACTAATGATAAATGGTCTAACCTTCTTAAATGCCTTAAATGATCTTTATATTGTTTTGAAGCTGAATCACGGAGTCTTTCAATATAAGCTACCACATGAGGGTTTTTATCCGGGTTAGTCAATAAACTTCCAACCTTTTCACAAGTCTTTTCAGAATAACCTGCATGTAAGGCAGCCTCTTTCTTAGTTCCTTTTGGGTAATGAGATACAAAGTATTCGGCAAATACTCTCTGCTTTGGTGTAAGCAGCTCAGCTCCTTTCATACGTTTCTTTAATGCTACAGCGTTGGTCATAATTTTTAAATCTATATAGGTATATAAAACCTAAAATTAATATCTAGCACAAAAAAGGTCGCCAGACCAGTAGAACACATGATACTAGACTGAAATTCAGTGTACTTTCAGTGTACTAGACTGACAAAATAAGTGTTGATAAATAAGGATAAATGTTACTTTTCCTGTTTTCAGTGTACTATTATGTATTTTTATGGTATACATACTAATTACTTAGGAGATACTATATGGGACCTTGAAAATAAAGAGATCTGGCCCCGAGCTTAATCATCTTCGGGGCCATGATCCATCGTCCGAAGACCTTGAAGGCTCTGCATATACTCCCTTATCTTTAAATGGTCAACCCTATTAGCTGCTATCGTTTGACACTGAACCAAGAATTCTTCAAAACCCATATCTAACTTCATACTATTAGTTAAACTTGTACAAAAGACCACGTTACCTGGTATATATCCTAACGAAGAATCAAACCTGTCTATTGATGCATTTGTACCTATGTTACCCTCACCACGTTGAAAAGTCATGTTAACGCCTGAGTATGGACACACGACACCGAATAATTTGTATTGGTCCTCCCATATTTGCCAAAAGCTGTCAAAATCTAAATTTGTATATTTACCTCTTCTACCTCTTTTACATTCAGATATTTTATTTAATATTTTCATTCGTACAAAAGAATGAATTGATGAGCTGTGTCTTGCGTTATCACGATCCATTTGGCATGGTCCACATTCATTGTTTAATCTTTTATTAAGGACTTTCCAATTAAAATCATTAATTAACTTTGTAACACCACATTTAGAGCATATTTTAGTGTTGCGATTTGCTACCCGCAGTTTTTCAAAATTCAATGATATTTCTTTTTTCATTATAGCTTCTTCGCCATTTAATGTAGTTCATTTGGTCAAGAGTGAAAAAAATTTGTTCTTTATCTACCATCCGAAGATAAGCATCTTGTATATAAGTGCTATCATAGCCAGCAAGATTACACACAATGTCAAAATCAATCTGTCTGCTAGTAAACCATAAATGAGCTTTATACTTAAAAACCACGAGCGGACGCTCGATTCCAGGGTAGATAACATCTTCAAAAGCACGCTGCAGAACCGCTCTCCAAAGCTTTTGTTCTGCTGGTTGTTTTTCATTTTCAAATTCAGTTCGTAGCTCCAACATACTGATTTAGGCGAGGACGCAGTATTAGTAAAATGGTAGCTCTACTACGATGACTAAAGAGAGAGTCACTGCGCCCTCACCTAACTCATTTCACGACACGTAAACCTCGCATCGCCAAACGGTCTTTTTCGGTTTTTTTATAGATCTGATCCATATGGTTCCTGAAGGCCAGGCCACTATCTTCAAATCCAAAATCAACACCAGCAAATAGACCATACATAACTGATTTAATTTTTTTAAACTCAGTCTGTGTAGTTCTTGATGCAATTGTTTTAATTGCACTGTCTAAGTCTTGTGCTGCCACAAATACCTTTCTTGTTAATTAACTTAATCGGAAAATCTAAAATCTAAGATGCGTTTTTTGAGTTGTCGATACAACTACTACAATTAATAAAGTTTTTCGGGTCTAAATGCAAGTCTTTTTTAGACTTATCTAGACCCTCTTTGAGAACGTAGTGGTTCCCCCTGCATTTAGAACAAGCAGGTTTGTCTTTAGTGCCATAAAAGGCTTCAATTACTTTTCCCATTGACCTCTTTAATTATTTTAGTTCTGTAAGCCTCTGGTGTCATTTTCTTTAATCTAGCACGTCTTTCTATCTCTTTTTTAATTAAGAGTGACATGTATTGTGCAGGACCTCTGTGTTCTTTCCCACACAAAGCTGTTAAAGTTTCATGATCTTCTTTCCTTACTGCAACGGATTTATGTTTTTGTATGTTCATGCCTATCCTTCTTCATTGTTTCTTTTCCCCGTGCATCCTTATAAAGTGTGTAAGAATTCTTGCCATCAAAGTAATAACCATTTACCGTTTTCTTTGGTTTATTTTTTACTATCTTTGCCATTAAAATAGGTCCTGTTGGTTTACCAGTTTTCTTATCGATAGATCGTAGAGGTAAATAACTTTTAACCATTAATTTAAATTCCTTTTTATATCATTTATTGCATCTTCAGGTGTATACCCATGTCTCTTTTGTATCTCTTTAAGTAAGTTCTCTAACCTTTTGCTGCATTCAACTTGTGATCTTGGTGGAGTGTCTTTAATCAAATGTTCCTCAACCATTTCTTCTATGTCAGGAAACTGACAAACTACATTCTTAATCCATTTTAATACTGGGTGATTTTTAGAATCTAACTTGTTCATGACAGACCTATGATCATCATAATCAGTAATGCCGATATCATCCTCGGAAAAGAAGACCACAGCAAGAAAAATAAGACGATTAATATCAAGAAAAGTTTCATTTGCCATTCCTCTTGTTTATCATCTTTTGAGCCATAGTGATATCTATTAAATTATAACCTGTGTCGCCCAATTGTAGCGTTAAATCAGCCATAAGCTGAGTTGCGTTCTTAAATTCTTTGTTGTCTTCGGTTGCATCTTTAGGAACAACATCCATTATTGTTTCACATTTATCTGCTAATTCTTTTATTGAATGCACTAACATTAATTCGTACTCCAAAATCTCATCTTTTGTTTTACTGTATTAAGTAACGTATTAAATAATCTTTCGACATAAGTCTTGTCATCATGTGTTACTGATAATAATTCGTTTTGATTATGAAACAGCTTCATAACTTTTGTTCTTCTATCAAGCTGCACTGTAAACATATCTAAATCAAACGTATCGCTTTTTACCTGGGATCCATGATCCGTCGTCGGTGAGTTTTTAATATCTGCAATTTGTTGAGCTACCATCTTTTTCATATCCCATGTATATATTAATGTCACAGCCATTGTCAATATATTTTTTTGCATATAATGTTGAATCATGAAAGTTTATTACATTCTCGTACACATGTGCTTTGCCCCAATAGATATGCCAGTATATGATTGTAATTCTTTTTACTGGCCTGAACAATTTACTTTAAATAATTGTGTAAAAATGCTACCTATTAAAAAGGATGAAATTGAACAACAATTTAGAAAAAACAACCTAAGAATACTAAAAATGCAAATAAACTGCGTAAAACCTAACACAATTGCTAGTTGACGTGAGTCCCACGATACCTTATATTATTACATGAAGTCTTATCGAATACAAATCAGACACAAAGGCTGGTATTACGATGAGCTAATTAGTGGAGAAGATGAAGAAAATGCGTTGGTAAATTTCTTCTTAAAAGGGTTCGAAGGTAAAATACAACCTAAAGACCAAGATCCAATTTACACACCGGATCGTCTTTTCTGCACAATTGAGGAGGCTACAAATGGCTTTGGAGCAATTGATAACAAAGAAGCTAGAGTTGGAGTCAAAGTGGGCGTCACAGGCGTTGCAGCAGAAGCGAGTAACACCTGAAATGAAATGGTTAGACATTGAGATTAAAGATATTAAAATTAAACTCAATGAACAAAGTGTTAAAGATGTCCAAGCTGAGCTACAAACTCAAGCAAATGATATAACAACTTAGTTATATCTTAGAATAATTCTAAAAAATCATTAAATTGGTAGGGCTCTTATGCGCTTTAAACTGCTGAACCCCAATCTTTGTTGATAGCTACGTCTACTTTTGAAGGAACTTTAAGTTCTGGTATACAATTTTCCATAATCTCACGAATTCTTTCAGAATCTTTCGCTGGTCTTACATTAAAGCAAAGTTCGTCATGAATTTGTATTATAGGCAAAAACCCCTCTTTAAAGCAGTCTATCATGGCCTGTTTTACCTGATCTGCTGCTGACCCTTGTATCAACCTATTTAAAGCTTTATACGTGCCAGCACGCTTAATATTGCCTCTGCCGTACTTTTGGA